CTGGTTCTTTTACCCCTAGAAACGGCTCTATAAGCCACTATAGCCTCGAAGACGACTAGATATGACTACTTCAGCCTCAAACGGCCTTAAATCGCCTCCTATGGCCTTACAGGGGGTTGTGGAGCCTCGTATATGGACTCAGAGCCCAGATTTACCCTCTTATGGCATCCAATTCATCGAGTTTTGCGAGTCAATTGGCTTTAAGTTGCTCCCTTGGCAGGAGTTTTTAGCCCACGAAATCTGCAAGGTGGACGAGAACGACCGCTGGTGGTTCAAGGAAGTAGGGGTGATTATCAGCCGTCAAAACGGCAAAAGTACGTTCATGCAGCTAATGATTCTATGGCGGATGTTCGGCTTAAACCAGAAACTTCAGGTACATACGGCGCATAAGTTGACTACCTCTAGCGAAATCTTCTGGAAAATCGATGACGTTATCCAAAGCCATGCGAGTTTAATAGATCGCTTCGGAAAGAAATACGAAACTAAAGGCTCCCAGGAGATTAGACTTAACACTGGCGAGCGTTACCTGGTTCGAGCCAATAATTCAGCCTCTCGCGGTATTGCAGCGCCCGACACTATCTACATGGATGAGGTTCGCGAGTATCACGATGACGAAATCTGGGCATCGCTTCGATTTACTCAGATGGCTACGCCTAATCCTCAGGCGCTTATCTTTTCCAACGCAGGCGATCAGCACTCAGTAGTTCTCAATCGCCTAAGAGAACGAGGCCTCGCAGCTGCTGCAGGTTCGGACGACCGTATCGGGTGGTTCGAGTGGAGCGCGGAGCCTGGGTGTGAAATCGACGACCCAGTAGCTTGGGCGCAAGCTAATCCGTCGCTGGGTCATACTATTAGCGTCGACAATCTCAAAGCGGCTATGTCGGACGATGAAACTATTATCCGAACAGAGCTTCTCTGCCAGTGGGTATCGGTAGTTAACCCGGCGATTAAGGAAAGTAGCTGGAAGTCAGCGGCTAACCCTAAACTGAAACTAGCACTCGATAAAACTACGTGGATGGCTATCGACCTTTCACCAGATCGTAGACAAGCTGCGTTAATCGCAGGCCAACAGGACGGAGATAATATAAATGTCGTACTTCTCGAAACCTGGGATAACCCGGAGAACCTCGACGCGAAGCATATCGCTAACGGCATCGCGACCTGGTTCCGAAAGTTCCCTACACAGACAGTTGCCTACTCTCGCCAGACCGCTGGAGCAGTTGCTGCGCTTCTATCGCCGGCAGGTATTCCTACTACGCCTATCGACGGCGTCGTATATGGTCAGGCTTGCGACGAAATGCTTTCCGCAATCAGTTCCGGACGATTACACCACGCCGACCAGCCAGAAATGAATAAACAGGTACTCTCTGCCGTTAAATTACCTTTCAAGGATGGCGGATGGTATCTAGGTCGTAAGGTTTCTAATGCCACGATCTGCGCAGCCGTCGGACTCGCTATGGTTTGCCACTTCGCAACACGCCAGGAACCAGATGTAGATATTTATGCAGGGTGACGTAGATTACTGTATAATTCTCCGATAATGGGAATCAAAGATATCTTTATTAAAGCATCCGCTCCAGCTCCTACGGTCGATGTAGCAGCAGGCCTCGGAACCTTCGATATTTACGGAGCCGCTCCTCTTTATGGACAGACCGTAATCGCTAACGCGCAAGAAGCTATGAGCGTACCTTCAGTCGCTCGCGCTAAGGGCATAATCTGCTCAACAGTTGCGAGCCTTCCTAAGCAGCTTTACGTAAAGAATACAGGCCAGCATCTAGAGCCTAACCGCTGCATTAACCAACCAGATCAGAGAATCCCTGGAGCAGTAACTTACTCTTGGCTATCCTTTGATATCTGGGCGCGTGGCGGTGGCTACGGTATGGTTAATTCACTTTATGCAGATGGTCGTATCCAGGACTGGTCATATATTCCGTTTGAGCGCGTTACTCCAGAGTTCAACGCTAACTACACAGAGATTATCGGCTACATGGTCGACGGAAAGAAAGTTCCACTCTCAGGAGTCGGTTCTATTATCTGGTTTCCTGGACTCGATGAAGGTTTCTTCAATCGCGCAGGTCGTACAGTTCGTGCAGCTATCTGGCTAGAGCGCGCTTCAGAGAATTACGCTAAGAACCCAGTTCCATCTATGGCGCTAAAGTCTACTGGCGCGATGCTTACAGGTGAGCGTATTCGCGCGCTCGTTAACGCTTTTACAAAGTCACGTCAGGAAAACACTACTGCGTTTCTTAATGCAGATGTAGATCTTCAGATTCTCGGTATCGACCCAGAGCGTCTTCAACTTACACAGGCTCGCCAGTACGTAGCGCTAGAACTTGCTCGCGCTGCAGGCATCCCTGCTTACTTCCTTTCAGCTGAAACTACTTCGATGACTTACTCAAACTCAATCGGAGAACGTAAGGCACTCGTAGACTTCTCACTTCGCCCGGTACTTATCGCAATCGAGCAACGCCTCAGCCAGGCGGACTTCGTGCCAGCCGGAACAGTCGTTCGCCATGATCTAGATGACTTCCTTCGTGGCGACCCACTACAACGTGCGCAAGTTTACGAAATCTTAAACCGTATTGGCGCTATGTCCGTAGAACAAATCCAGGAAGAAGAGGATCTAGTAAACAATGGAAATTAACTTCTCTATGAACGTCGTAGCGGCCGATGCTGCTACACGTGAGATTACAGGACGCGTCGTAACTTGGGGCGAGCAGGGCTTTACTTCTGCTGGCGCTACAATTTTCGAGCCACGTTCTATCGAGTTCGGTAAGAAGACGAAGCTCCTCCTAGAGCATGAGCGCACACGTCCTATCGGAACTCTAAAGAGCTACGAAATTACAGATACAGGCGTAGACGCTACTTTCCATGTCGCTAAGACAAGCGCTGGAGAAGACGCACTCGTAGAAGCCTCAACAGGCCTCCGCGATGGCTTTTCAGTAGGCGTTAAGGTCGACGCATGGGATAACCAGGACGGCGTAATGGTCATTAAAGCCGCTAAGCTCGTCGAGGTCAGCCTCGTCACAGACCCAGCCATTAACTCAGCTCGCGTTTCAAACGTAGCAGCTTCAGAGCAAACAGAACAAGTTTCTGAGTCAACCGACCCAGAGAATAACAACAACGAAGGAGAACCAGTGTCCGACACTACCGTTCCAGCTCCTGCCGTCGCAACTGAAGCGGTAGAAGCAGCAGCAGCACCAGTACAAGCTGCTCAGTCAGCACCAATGTACACAACTCCACGCATCGACCTTAACGTAACTGCAGGCCAGTTTGCTAAGGCTCAGCTCGCAGCTTCACGCGGCGATGCAGATGCTCGCGATCTCGTAGCAGCTCTTGCAGTTGCAACAGTCGCAGAAAATACAGGTATGGTTCCACCTACATACCTCCGCGATGTAATCGGCGTAATCGACTCTTCACGTCCGTTCGTAGATTCAATCGAGCGCGCAGCTCTCCCTACTTCAGGTATGAAGGTGTTCACTCCAAAGCTCGGCGCTCAGGCTATTGTCGGCTTGACTGCTGAAGGTGCAGAGTTTGCTTCACAAGATACTGCAGTTACTTTCCAGGAAGATAACGTAGTTAAGTTTGCAGGCGCTGGCGTTCTTGACCTTGAACTCGTAGACCGCTCAGACCCTAGCTTCTTGGATCTCTATATCCGTGAACTCGCTGCATCTTATGCACAGAAGACAGACGCTTACGCTGCAACTATCGCAGTAGACGGCTCTTCAGTTTCTGAGTCTTCAACACTTTACAAGGCTATTGCTCTTGGTATTGCTGACTCATACAACGTTACACGTTCTACACCATCTAATATCCTCGTAGCACCATCAGGCGGATACGATGGAATCGACTTTGCAGGACTTCTCGGAGAGGTTGACTCAACAGGTCGCCCACTCTATGCAGCTGCTGCACCTCAGAACGCTAACGGCCTCATCACTCAGGGCTCAACACGCGGTACAGTCGCAGGACTTGACCTCGTAGTAGACCCTAACTACGCAGGTACAACTTCTGGCGCTAATAAGATCGCTATGGTTTACCCACGTAACGCGATGCGTTTCCACGAGTCTGGCACTATCCAGCTTCGCACAAACGTAGTATCAAACGGCCAGCTAGAAATCGGCCTCTACGGTTATGTTGCAGTAGTTAACCGCTACCCATCAGCGTTCCGTAATATCCGTATCGCTTAATTCGGATAACCCTTAATCGTGGGGGGCGGCTGCTCCCGGTCGCTCCCCACCCATCTAGAAAGCAGGAGAAATGCCCTCAATCATTACCGTCGCACAGTTGCGATCAGTGCTAGGCGTTTCTTCTGCTCTCTACGATGACGCTTACCTAGCAGATATTATCGACACTTCAGAGCAGGTTATCCTCCCACTGCTTCAGACTTATTCTTCGCCAATCTCTAAGGTATCGCTGACTGATAATGTCGCTACCTTTACTACTACTCTTATCCATGAGTTCACAGAAGGCCAGAGCGTAGTTATCACTGGTTGCGGAACTCCTTTTAATGGAACTCGTACAGTTCTAGCCGGCGAAACTGAATATACTTTTACTGCGTCTATCACTAATGCAGACATTATCGAAAAGAACGTAATTCCAGCAGGTACTGCGACGCTATCCGGAGCTTCTACTTATGTAGGAGTATCAGCCGTCGAGTCTGCCGTCCTCGTAGTTTCCGTCGAGGTATTCCAGAGCCGTACCGCTCCTGGCGGTCAAATCGAAGGCGTAGACTTCTCTCCTAGCCCTTATCGTATGGGTCGCAGCCTTTATAACCGTGTAGCAGGCCTTCTAGGCGCTTACGTAGATGTAGAGAGTATCGCTCAGTGACCGCTTCTACGATTTTATCTGCAGTTCGCACTCCACTAGCTGAAGCGCTTGCAGGAGTAACTGCTAATATCTTTTCTTACGTTCCAGAGAGCGTTCCAGTACCTGCCGTAATGGTGGTTCCAGATTCTCCTTATATGGAGATGGAAACAATCGGTAAAAGTACCTTCCGCGCTAAATTGAACTTCACCATTACTTGCGCAGTTGCTTACAATAGCAACCCGGCTAGCCAGGACAACCTGGAGCAGTTAATAACAAGTGTTGTAACCCGTATCCCAGTAGGCTATGAGGTTTCAACGGTCGAAAGGCCAACAGTCACACAAGTAGGCGCTAGCACACTGCTGGTCGCAGATATTCGCGTTAACGTACGTTACACGCAGACAAACTAAGGAGAACCCAAAATGGCAACAACCGTTATTACGGGGCGCGACCTAACCCTAACCATCGCTACTACTGCGTACGATGCACAGGCTACTAGCGTCACTCTTACTAACACACCTACTATCGACGTCTTCCAGACACTCGACGGCAAGGCTTACAAGCACACAGACGATCAGTGGGAGCTTGCTATCGAGCTTCTCGCAGACTGGGGCGCTTCAGGCTCACTATTCGAGGCTATGTGGAACGCTGCAGAATCAGCACCAAACACTACTCTCGCAGTATCATTAACTGCAGTCACAGGCGC